GGTAGAGAGTAACATTTTAGAACTATTGGGTAATATGGCCAAAGCAGATACATAATGCGTTCAAGCTGCGTTTCAGCTTGCTAAAGGAGAAAAGATGATAAATAAGAACGAAATAGACCCTCGGGAGCTAACTCCTGAGGATTTAGAAGGTATTCCTACGCCGACCGGCTATAGGATGTTAATGGTTCCATACGCACCCCCAAAGACTACTAAGAGCGGCATTATTGTGTCTGACGCGATGCATAAAGCTGAAACAGTAGCCTCTACGGTAGGGTATGTAGTTAAGATGGGGCCTGATTGTTATAAAGACAAGAGCAGGTACCCCGATGGGCCATGGTGTACAGAAGGGAGCTTTGTTCTCTTCGGACGCTATGCAGGTGCTCGTATCCAGAGAGACAATCTGGAAATGAGGATTTTAAATGATGACGAGATTCTGGCGTTGATTGACGACCCAGAAAAGTATCTCGCTTACTAGGAGAAGTAAAATGGATGTAGAAAATGCTAAAGAAGTTGACTACGAGTTAGAAGAGGTACAGGAGACTACTCTAGAGGTAGTAGAGGACACAGGAGAGGAAGAACTAGAAGAATATTCTGATGGGGTTCAAAAGAGAATTAAAAAACTCACTTATAAGTATAGAGAGGCTGAGAGAAAAGAAAAAGCTGCATTAGATTTCGCCCGTGGTGTAAACGACGAGCTTACGAAAGTAAAGAAAAGACTTAACCAATCAGACAAGACTCTTATGGGTGAATATGAAGGCAGACTAGATGGGCAGCTTGAGAAAGCACGCTCGGACTATAAGACTGCTTTTGATACAGGCGACTCTACAAAAGCAACAGAGGCAAACGAAAGACTAGCCAAACTAGCTAGTGAAAGAGATACTGTTGAGCGCGCAAGACGCCGTAAAGAATCAGAGTGGGAGGCTTCCGACAAAGAGCTAGAAACTACTACTGCTTTTGATAATCAGATAAACCAGCAGTTCCAGCAGAACGCTCCTACAGACGATAGAGCAGTAGAGTGGGCTAAGGAAAACTCATGGTTTGGTAAAGACGAGGCGATGACAGCATCGGCTTTTGCTTTCCATAATAAACTGGTTACGGAAGAGGGGGTTGACCCAACTACCGATGAGTACTATAATGAAGTTAATGAACGAATGCGTGAGGCGTTCCCGCACAAGTTCAAAGCAAACAACCGAACGACTCAGACGGTTGCAGGCAGCTCTCGCAAGGGTGCCAAGAAATCTGGACGCAAAGTAAGGTTATCCGCAAGTGAAGTAGATATTGCTAAACGCTTAGGTGTACCTCTAGAAGAATACGCAAAGTATAAGGGAGCTAATTAATATGGCAACTAATAATGTGACGCTAAACACAGACAAGCGTTCGTCACGCGCTGCAAGTAACCGCGATACTACAGTTCGCGCTAAGTCATGGACACCACCATCACTGTTAGAAGCTCCAGAAGCTCCTCAGGGTTGGAAGTACCGATGGATTCGAGCAGAAATGCTTGGTCAGGAGGACAAGGTTAATATGAGCAAACGACTCCGTGAGGGGTACGAGCTTGTAAAAGCTGAGGACCATCCTGAGTTTCAAGCGCCTACCATCTCTGATGGGACAGCATTGAATGGTTGCATAGGAACAGGTGGACTAGTTCTAGCGAAATTCCCGATGGAGTTCGTAGAACAGCGGAATGCTTACTACAGAAGCCGCGCTGACGACCAACTGGCTTCAGTAGATAATGATTTGATGAAAGAGAGTAATCCGTCGATGCCACTTAGTTCTCCGGAACGAAAGAGTACGACTACCTTCGGAAGTCAAACATAAAATACTTTTGTTTAATTTAATAGAGAGGGCTTAGCAATGGCTAATTCAGATAATCCTAACGGATTTACGCCTGTAAGACACATGAGCGGTGGGACTATTCGTGCAAACGAATACCTTATCGAATCAGGTGAAACTACGGCAATTTTCTCTGGCGATTTAGTAACACTAGAAGCAGACGGCTACATTGAGCAGGCGGACGCAACTGATGTGAATATTGTTGGAGTTTTCGGCGGTGTCGAATATACTGCTACAGATGGTTCTGTAGTATTTAAGAACAATTGGGTAGCTTCTACAACTACACTTGGTTCAAATGATGTGAAAGCATTTGTATATGATGACCCAAGTATTGTATACAGTGCACAACACGATGGTACTATGACTACAGCAATGAATGGCTCTGCCTTTGATGTTGTAGTTGCAGCAGGTAGCGCGACTAATGGTCGTTCTTCTATGGAAGTTGATACTTCATCAGCTAGTGCAACAAGCGGGCAACTTAAACAAGTTGGGCTAATTAATAAGACAGGAAACGCAACTGGTGCTAACGCAGAAGTTGAAGTCATTATTAATGAGCACCTTCTTAAGCAAGTTGTTGCTATTTAAGGAGGCATAGAAGACTATGGCAATTAATAGAGCACAACTCGTAAAAGAGTTAGAACCGGGACTTAACGCCTTATTTGGCTTAGAGTACTCTAAATATCAAGACGAATGGAAAGGTATCTTTGATACTGAATCTTCAGACCGCGCGTTTGAAGAGGAAGTGATGTTATCTGGCTTCGGTAATGCAGCAACTAAAGCAGAAGGCGCAGGCTTTGCTTACGATACTGCACAAGAAGTTTACACATCTCGTTATAACCATGAAACAATCGCTTTAGGCTTTGCTCTTACTGAGGAAGCAATGGAAGATAATTTGTACGACAAGTTATCATCTCGTTATACTAAAGCACTAGCTCGTTCTATGAGCCACACTAAAAATGTTAAGGGTGCTGATGTATTAAATAATGCATTTAACTCTTCATACGCAGGTGGTGATGGTACTGAGCTGATTGGTACTCACACACTGTTGAACGGTAGCACTATTGCTAACGAACCTTCAGTGGCTGCAGACTTAAACGAAACTTCATTAGAAGCTGCGCTAATTGATATTAGCAAGTTTACTGATGAGCGTGGTTTAAAGATTGCGGTTAAAGGTCAATCACTATGTGTACCTTCAGACTTAATATTCGTCGCAGAACGTGTATTAGGTTCTTCTGGTCGCGTAGCAACAGCGGATAATGACTTGAATGCAATTAAATCAACTGGTGTATTACCAGGTGGTGCGACTGTCAATCATTACTTAACCGATACTGACGCTTGGTTTATCCGTACTGATGCTCCTAACGGCTTGAAGCATTTCAACCGTGTTGGTATGAAGACTGGGATGGAGGGAGATTTTGAAACGGGCAATGTTCGTTACAAGGCTCGCGAGAGGTACTCATTCGGTTGGTCTGACTTCCGTGCAGTGTACGGTTCGCCTGGTGCTTAGGGGAAACCCGCAGTACTAAAGGCTTTACGCTTTAAGAGGTCCCTTCGGGGGCCTTTTTTATTGCCTATTGTTTAATACAATAATTAAGTTATAATAATCATGTGCATTAAGCACACCATATATCCTGCAACGGACGTTGTAGGAGTTGACTGATAACACAGGAGAAATATAATGAGTGCAACACACTTTAGTGGACCAGTAGCAGTAGGCTCTGGCAAAATGGAATCTGTTGGCGCGACTAAGACAGTTAGTTCAGCGGACAACGGTAAGGTTTTAGTATTAAATGGTGGTACTGGCGGAGCAATTACGTTGCCAGCAGTAGCCACAGCCCTTAGTGGTTTACAATTCAAGATTGTAGTAGGTGCAGCCTTTTCTACAGACTACGTTATTACGGCAACTACGGCAGTAATTAGTGGCCCTATCGCAGAAGCAGGTGTTATTCAAACCTGTGCTGGAGCAACCACACTTACGTTAGAAGACGGAACAGAAGCAATTGGTGACCATATCGATTTCTTATGTGACGGAACAAACTGGTTAATTAATGGAAACTTCCAAACGGCGGCATCTATTACGGTAGCTTAATAGCAATCGAATTTAAGGGCTCCTTCGGGAGCCTTTTTTATTGTGTGGAATTAAGTTATAATAGGGTATCTTTTCAATGAGCGGGCGAAGCCCCTCTTCTCATAGGAGTCAATATGGCAGATTCAGTAACAAGTCAGACTATCATGGACGGTTCTAAAACTGTTGTCATGAAGTTTACAAATATATCAGACGGTACAGGCGAAGCAGCAGTAGTAAAAGCAGACGCTTCTGCACTACTGAACGCACCTACTAAATTAAAAATCATGCGTATGTGGGCAATGACCAGCGGTATGGCAGTTACAGTCTTGTTTGATGCCACTGCAGATGTTCTTGCAGTAACAGCCCCTGCAGATGAAGCCACTCACTTAGACTTTAGGTCGTTTGGTGGTATCAATAACAATGCAGGCTCAGGCGTTACGGGTGACATTTCCTTCACGACTGTAGGCGCAGGCGCAGGCGACACCTACAGCATTGTCTTAGAATTATCTAAGTCGTAGGAGAAGCTAAGTGGCTACTTCAGGACTTACCACCTTTAATCTAGATGTCGCAGACATTATGGAGGAAGCCTACGAGAGATGTGGGCTAGAGCTTCGTAGTGGCTATGATGCTAAGACAGCACGACGTAGTATGAATATCATGCTACAAGAGTGGAGTAACCGAGGTATAAATCTCTGGAAGGTTAATAAAACCTCGCAGGCTTTAGTCAAGGGAACCGCGTCTTATACATTAGATGCTAAGATTATTGACTTACTAGACGTCAACCTTAAACGCTCAACTACTGAATTATCAATGTCGCGTCTATCTAGGGCTGATTACCATGCTCGCCCTAATAAGACTACCCAAGCTAGGCCATCTCAGTACTATCTAGAGAGAACTAGTACTCCGGTACTATACATCTGGCCAACTCCTGAAAATGCTACCGACACTATCGAGTATTATGCGATGGAGAAACTTGAGAATGTAGGTACTAGCCTTAATAACGTGGACGTACCTGTTAGATTCATACCCGCTTTAGTTGCGGGCTTAGCTTATTATATAAGTATGAAGAAGAACCCAGAGAGAATTACACTGCTTAAATCAGTTTATGAAGAAGAGTTCACTCGTGCTTTAGAAGAAGACAGAGAGCGCGCAAGTAGCTTCTTTGTACCTCGTAGGATGAGGCTGTAATGGGTAAGTATGCAGGTGGTACCTATGCTAGAGCTATGTGCGACAGATGTGGCATTGAGGTTAAGTACTCTACACTTTTACTTGAGTGGACAGGCTATAAAGTGTGTCCTGATTGCTGGGACCCTAAAACAGAACTAGAATTTCCTAATAAACCACCTGTTGATGCAGAGGCTTTGATTAACCCTAGGCCAGATGTAGATGTAGAAGCAAACGAAGGCGGTATTACAGCAAAAGACGTATCAACAGGAGACACACCAATTGGTACAATGTTTAGAGGATTCGAGCCAAGTGCAGAACTTGGCTCTGTTACGGTGACTATATCATGACATATGCAGAATTAGTACAATCAATTCAAGACTGGACAGAAAACGACGAGTCTACCTTTACTGGCGAGTTAGATTTAATTATTGAGCTTGCTGAAAAGAGAATTTTCAGAGAGTCTGACCTTAATAACACTAGGAAGTACTCAACAGCATCATTACCCGCAGGGGATGAGTTTTTAGCTCATCCAACAGATGCAGTAGTTATACGCTCTTTACAAAGTATTGACTCTAGTGGCGACCGCGCCTTTCTACTTCAGAAAGACAAGAGCTTTTTAGATGACTATATTACAGACAGAGCCGCAACAGGAACTCCTAGATATTACTGTCATTGGGATAGTGATACAGTATATATTGTACCTTCTCCAGCCTCAGCGACTGACTTCGAGATGGCTTATACCTACAGACCTGCTGGACTGTCGTCATCTAATACTACTTCATGGCTCGGTACAAATGCCCCTGATGCTTTGTTCTACGCATGTTTAATCGAAGCATCTATATTTATGAAAGAAGCTCCTGATATTACTGCAAGCTATACGGCTAAATACCAAGAAGCTCTACAGAGACTTATTGTAGAAGAAAACTTTAGAAACAGGAGCGACGAGTATCGCTCTCGCTCAATTATACTAGGAGATTAGTAATGGCTATTACACAAGCACTCTGCACCTCATTTAAAAAAGAACTATTTGAGGTAATCCATGATTTTGATGCGACTACAGGAGATACTTTCAAAATAGCTTTGTATACTTCTTCTGCTAGTTTAGGGGCGGCTACTACTGCATATACTACGTCTGCGGAGGTAACCGGTACCGGTTACACTGCTGGCGGAAACACACTAACCAAAGTAAGTCCTACGTCATCTGGAACTACCGGATTTATCGACTTTGGTAACACCTCTTGGACTACTGCCACCTTTACAGCGAGGGGTGCTTTGATATACAATAGCACCAATAGCAACAAGGCAGTAGCAGTCTTAGACTTTGGAGGGGATAAAACTGTATCTGCGGGTACTTTCTCTATCGCCTTCCCAACACCAAGCAGTTCAGCTGCAATTATAAGAATAGCATAAGCACAGGAGAAACAACATGGCCTCAATTAGTTTTTACAACAACGCTACTAAGGATATCTTAGACGGCACAATAGACCTAGACAGCGATACAATCAAGGTATCACTACACGCTAGTACATACACCCCAGCAGCAACTCATGACTTTTTTGATGATTTAACTAATGAAGTAACGGGAAGCAACTACACAGCAGGCGGAGCAACACTAGGCTCTACGGCAGTTACAACGGTAACTACTAATGACGCTATGTTTGACGCAGCAGACACAACATGGTCAGCTCACGCAAGTGGTTTCAGTACAGCGAGATATGCAGTGATTTATAAATCTACAGGCACAGACTCAACCTCTCCTTTGATAGGCTACATTGACTTCACTACAGACCAAGACAACGTGAACAATGATTTAACTATTAAGTGGAACGCTAGCGGAATCTTACAGCTAACAACATAAGAGGATGACTAATGGCAACTTCGAGAAAAGCACCTGATTTAGTACTTGATACGTCCCCTCAACTTGGCGGCAACCTAGATGTAAACGGGAACACTGTTGATGGTGTAGACATTGCAACAAGGGATGGTGTCTTAACTTCGACAACTACAACAGCTAACAACGCACTACCTAAAGCAGGTGGTGCAATGACGGGTGCTATTACAACTAATAGTACCTTTGATGGTGTAGACATTGCAACAAGGGATGGTGTCTTAACTTCGACAACTACAACAGCTAACAACGCACTAC